ATACGGGGATGTGGCAGCATGATCCGTACTGCTGGAGTAATTGCGGCATTCTACTCTAAAGTTCTTAGCAACCTCTACGCCTGGGGGTGGAACGGCTACGGCCAACTGGGAGACGGGACCACGACGGATAGAACATCTCCCACGGTAATCGGAAGCTGTACCTGGAAGGCCATTGCCGGTGGGGGGGTATCACTCATTAGGGCTGAAATGATCTGCGTCTACGGGATCTGCAAAGATGAAGCCCGACACGCCCAGCGCGCTGTACGCCTGCAAAACAGCATCGACATGTAGACAAAGCTGCCCCCAACGTAACACCAGACCCCCTGTGCGCACAGGGGGTCTTCTCTTCTTCTTGCACTTGACAAGTGCCATGCGACTTGCTATAGTCGGGCCATGGAGGTGGGAGATGAAAACGAGCGATCTTGATGCAGCCATTGAGCTTTCGGGGCGTGCTAATCGCATGCTCCGGCAGCTCGTACTAGCAGTTGAGTACGGAGATGACTTCACAATCCCTCCTGGGTCCGTTAGGGAGGCAGCGGAGCTTCTCCGACAAGCTGTGTCCAACCTTGACGCTCTGGTTGCGCATGGTTGACCTCAAGCGCGTCAAGGCTCACACGCAGTACGTGCTGTCCGACGGGACTCGTGTCCCGGGAGTCACTACTGTCCTCTCGATCCTTGCCAAGCCATCTCTCATCCCGTGGGCTAACAGGCTCGGGTTACAGGGGATAGACGTTGCCAAGTATGTTGACGAACTCGCTGATGCTGGGACATGTGCCCACTACTTGATCGAGTGCCACCTTGGCGGCATCGAGCCAGACCTGTCTCCATTCTCAGACGAACAGATCGGCATGGCCCGCAACTCGCTCGCCAAGTTCTACGAGTGGGAGGAACAGAACAAGCCGCAGGTCGTGGCATCGGAGGTTCCGCTGGTAAGCGAGAAGTACAAGTACGGCGGGACGATTGACCTCATTGCCAGGATCGGGAATCGCATGGAGGTCATTGACTTCAAGACAGCGAAGGGTCTATACCCAGAGCATGCGCACCAGCTAGCAGCCTACGTTGAACTTGCCCGAGAGAACGGGTATCCTGTCAAGCGTGCGCGCATCCTACGAATCGGGAGGACGTCGGACGAGGGATTTGAAGAGCGCCAATGGGCGGTGAAGGAGCTAAAGGAGAACTTTGAGCTGTTCAAACATGCCCTGGCGATATATCGTATACAAAGGAGGATGGGATGAATGATGTCGTAGCACAACCGGGAGCCTTCCGCTCGTCGCCAGAGATAGGCCATCTGGCTGAAGCGCTGGCCAAGGCGCAAGCTGACTTTCCCGAGATATCACGCAATCGAGAAGTCACGGTGCGCACCAAGGCTGGATCGGAATACAAGTTCCGCTATGCAACACTTGACATGATTCTGTCGTGCACCCGCAGGCCGATGGCCGACAGCGGACTGTCTCTGACCCAACTCATCGAGACACACGATGGACACGTGGTGCTCAAGACGGTGCTCCTTCACTCGTCTGGGCAGTGGATCATGTCGGAGACTCCGATCCCGGTATCGATGGGCCCGCAGGAGTTTGGTAGTATGTTGAGCTACATGCGTAGGTACGCGATCAGCGCGATCCTGAACCTTGCGAGCCAGGATGACGACGATGGCAACATGGCAGAGGGGAATGACATTGAGACAGCGGAGATGCCTGTCGGAAAGCTTCTAGATGCTACCCGTCCGGGTCTAGCAACCGAAAAACAGATAAAGTTTGCCTGGTCGTTGGCCAAAAAGCTCGGGTGGACAGAAGATGACATGAAGGCATATCTTAAGTCGCACCACGGTATAGAGTCGGCCAAGGAGATGACCAAAGATATCGCATCACTGGTCATTGACCACCTCCAGATGGAGATTGAGAACAGGCCAGATAACGAGCAGGAGGCCGGTGCATAATGCCACTAACCGCACCTCCCCGTGGTGGGGCACCATCCCAGGCCTCCCGCCTGGGCAGGCGGGCTTCCTCCTCCTTTGTCCGCTTGTGGCGTGGGTTCGATTCCCTTTGGTGCGGTTTCACTTGGGGGCGCGGTCGTCTGACAGCGGCCGCGCCCGCTAGTCCCCCGGCCACAAACCATGCACACAAGGGAGGTGGCCTTCTCTGAACGCAACCAGACCGCGGGGCGTTGCGTGGCCGGGGTGCCCTGCGATGTTTGACTGCACGACAACATGTACGTGATCGTATCGTGAATGGAGGAGAGATGGGCGACAGCGCAATAGCGGACATCCGTATTGATACAGAAATTCGCGACTTGATCCCGCGACTATCGGACGGTGAACTCGCGCTTCTCGAAGAGAGCATACTGAACGAGGGGGTACGAGACGCGCTAGTGGTATGGGACGAAGAGGGGATACTCCTTGATGGCTACCACCGATATGAACTTGCCCAAAAGCATGGGCTAGAGTATCGCGTGGTTCGCCAATCTTTCGCAGACAGGAACCTGGCGATTGAGTGGGTATTACAGAATCAGCTTGGCCGACGCAACTTGACAGACAACCAGCGGACGTACCTGATGGGCAAGTTATATGAGCAGAAGAAGAAGACTGCGACCGGATTCACGGATAGAGACTTGTCTGCGGGTCAAGATGACCCCGGAGGTCAAAATGACCTCGGGGATAAGACAAATGCTACGGCCAAGAAGATAGCCGCCGAATTCGGTATGGGGGAAGTAACCGTCCGCCGTGCCGCCCAGTTTGCCCGTTCTCTCGACTCTTTGGCCGAGGTAGACCCCGAGATCAAACGGGCTGCCCTAGCAGATGAGATCACACAAACTGATGTACGGCGGCTTGTTAGGGTCGCGGAGGAAGATCCCGACCTTGCTGCCCAAGCAATAGAGAAGGCACGCTCAGGCGAGGTCAAATCCATTCGCAAGGCAATCGCCCATGTCAAAACCGAGATAGCTGCAAGGACGGCAATGCAACCAGCCTCCGCAGCTAAACACCCTATCCTGATCGTCGGTCGAGCAGAAGAGACAGGACTAGATGACGAATCGGTTGACGTCATCATTACAAGCCCGCCCTACAATCTGGGCTCTGAAAACTGGCCGATGGGCGGCGAGGGACGCGAGCCACGAGAAAACGGTATCGGCTATTCCGATTCGATGCCGGAAGAAGAATACCAGGACTGGCAAATTCAGGTATTTCGCGAGCTCTATCGCGTTGCCAAACCTGGTGCGTCCTTCTTCTACAATCACAAGGTGCGCATCCGAGAGGGATGTGCCATCCATCCTATGGCATGGATAGGCCGGTCAGATAACCCATGGACGCTGCGACAAGAGATAATCTGGGATAGAGGCAGCACCCACAACCACTCACCTACGCTTTTCTGGCCCCATGACGAGCGCATTTACTGGATGACCAAGGGCACGCCAAAGCTGCCTGATCATCCCATCGGTTTGCCTACCGTCTGGTCCTTTCATGGACCGATAGCTAATACCTGGCACCCGGCTCCATTCTCAGAGGAGCTACCAAGGAATTGCCTCCAGGCCGTGGGCACTGATGGCATCACCGTCCTAGATCCGTTCGCCGGGAGCTGTACCACCATCGCCGTGGCGCTCGAGCTGGGATACGATGCGATAGGAATTGACATCGCCGCAGAGTACCTCAAACGGGCAGCTGAGGAAAGAGGATGGACAATTTAATGCAGGACGAGCGAAAAAGGCTGCTTCGTGGCTCTCCAGCACGTGATGCCTTCAAGCGCTGGCACAAAGACCTTTCTGGCACTCTCTACGCTTGCGATGCTGATTTTATTCTTGTCAATAAATATCCGCCAGGTATCGTAGCGATTGTTGATTACAAGAGACAAGATGATAGAACCACATTCTCTGAGGTGCTAGCATACAATGCCTTTGTCTCGCTCGGAATAGACGTGTTTGTGATGCAGGGGGAGCCTGGCGAGAGGCTAGACGTCTATAAATATGTAGGCGGCGATTATAGACCAGAACCGCCAGTCGTTGAGTTGAGGCATGAAGAGACGATCCACAACAACGTTGAGTTCGAGAACTGGGAACGTGCGCTCCGGAAACAGTGGAGCAAGAGCCACATAAAGTTGTGGAGGAGGATGGACGATGCTAGTTAGGCTTCAGAAGGACAACAGAAGCTCCTATACCGTGATCAGCACAAATACGCTGCAAGATACGAGCCTCTCACTGGAGGCCATGGGGCTCCTGTGCTACCTCATGAGTCGCCCCGATGATTGGGAGGTCAGCGTCACAGAGCTATCTGAGACATGGGATATCGGGACAACCAAGTTGCAGCGGATAATGGGCGAGCTACAAAAGTGCGGGTATGCTGATCTCAATGTTGTCCGCGGTGAGCAGCATGGCCACGTTCTTGGCAAGAGGTGGACGGTCTATGAACGGCCCGAGATGAACCCCAACCGAGAGGACCGACAGGCATGTTCACCGACAGACGGAAAACCGCCTTGTCGGTCGAGTGGCCAAGAGAATGGAACAATCGATGATGACACGAGGAATACTCCAGTCCAGCAGGCATGTTCTCCAGAGAGTGGCCAAGAGAATGGAACAATCGGGGACAGTGGAAACCATGCAATTATGGAGAGGCCAATAGATTTTGAAGTTCAAGCTTTACAAGCTTTACAAGAAGTACAAGCTTTACAAGATCTTCAAGCTTCTCAAGAAGTACAAGCTTTACAAGTCTTTAAAGACTTACAAGCTTTTAAAGACTTACAAGCTTTACGGGACTCAGAGATTTCATGGTCTTTACAGAAAGATGCATCAAAACCAGCGCCCAAGTCGCAACTTTCGCAATCGAAGCGCACGACCATGGAGTACTCGTCTGACTTTGAGGCCTTCTGGCAGGTGTACCCGCGCAAGACAGCCAAGGCTGCTGCATACCGGAAGTGGAAGGCGCTGACTAAGCGTGACGGAACAGAGCCCGGGGCAGAGACGTTACTGAAGGCTGCGCAGAACTATCGTGAGGCATGTCGTATGGCTGGAACAGAGGAGTGCTATATGATGCATGCTGCTACGTTTCTGGGACCACAACGTCGGTGGGAGGACTATCTGGAACAACCAAAGCCACCAGCCGGCAAGCGCGGCAATGCACTTTGCTCTGGCGTGGACTATGGCGCTCTCATGGAGAGCATCGCAAAGGTGCCCCAGTGATCCGTGGTTCAGCTATCGGAGCTGAGTACGCTGACGCGACGCCAGACAACCTGGTTGTACATTCAGGCAACCGTGAGGCGTGGGGGCACTTGTCTGGGATGCTCGAAGGTCACGGGTACTCTGTGCTTCTTGTTGGCCCTCCAGGGACCGGTAAGACCAGGATGCTGGCGACTGTGCTCAATACGATCGAGCGCAAGTGGCCATTCGGTCGCTACGTCTACTGGACAATGCCTGCGTTTGTAGACAAACGTCGTGATGCGGTGGGAGGAGACGCGCTCGATCCTGTTGAGATGTGCATCGATGCGCACGTGGTAGTATTGGATGATCTTGGGGCAGAGAAGGTAACTGACTATGGGCGCGAGGGCCTGTACAGGGTGCTCGATGAGCGTCGCAAGCGGAAGCTGATCACGCTTGCTGCCACCAACCTTTCGTTGAGAGAGTTGCCTCAGATTTATGGGGATCGTATCGTGAGCAGGTTCATGGGCGAGCACGGTACGATAGCGGCAGTGACTGGGCATGATTGGCGCGTGAGGCAGGCGGCCAATCCGAAGCCAGTGGCGTGGGCCGAGCAGATCGGGCAGCCTCGTGGTATACTAGCAGAGGTGATGCGACAACGGGAGGACTGTGTGCAAATGCCAGACGAGGTGCGGAGTAAGATTGAGGAATTGAGGGAGGCGTGATGAACGAATGGATGGAGCGGGCGATCGTAGCTGAAACGGCACTCCAGACTATGGCAGCGCTGTTCCCGGATGAAGTTTGGGAACAATACGCCGATAAGCAAGTAACGAAACTTAAGGATAGGATTATAACTCTTGAAAATATTAGCGCAATACATAGAGAAAATGCCAGACGATATAAAGAAGAAGTTATGCATCTATTGGAAATCGTTGGATCTCTTGTTGAGTACGCCGAGGAATTACTCGCAGATCACCTGGAAAGATACGGTGAGACAACGAAGAAAAACCGTGAGTGGGCCAAAATGCTACGAGATGATATCGCATCGGCTAAGAAGGTCCTGCAGGGTGAAAAGGAGGAATGATGCTAGTATTGATGCAAAGAATCACTGAAGATCCTGAGAGATTTCTCGCCGAGTGCGCTCGGGTATCCAGGCGCGGCGATTGCAGACAAGATTGTAAAGACAAAGACAGGGCTACTATTAGCAGACTTATTCGTGATGGGCACGAATCCGTTCTTGAACATGCTAGCGCTACATTCCTCATCGAAGGAATCAGCAGATGTTGTATGGCACAGCTACTACGACACCGCCACCTGTCGGCCACGGTAGAGTCGCAGCGGTACTGCGATATGAGTGGACTGTCATTGAAGGACATGGTTTACCCGGAGACAGTTGAGGAGTCTACTGCATGGGAAGAGGCAGATGAGGCAGTGGGAGCGTGCCTGGAAGCATACCAGGCCCTGATTAAGGCTGGTGTCCCACTAGAGGACGCCAGGTATTTTCTACCACAGGCTAGTCCAACCAGGCTCGTTGTCACGGCGAACTTCCGTGAATGGCGACACATCATCAGACTTCGCACTGCCCCTGAAGCCCAGTGGGAGATACGTGAACTGGTGGGAAAGATAAGGGACAAGCTACATGAACAGGCCCCGTCAGTTTTCGAGGATCTCAAATGATAGGCTCAATTCTGAACGACCTTCAGATCATCGAGCTATGCCAGGGAGATAAGCCGATGATCATTCCCTTTGAGCCGAAGCAGTGTGGTAAACCTAGCTACGGGCTTGGATCGTTCGGGTATGACCTGCGACTTGGCACGCGGTTCATGGTGCATCGCTTTGGAGTCAATACGTTACTTGATCCGAAGAAGTTCCCGACTGAATTGTTCACGGTATACGAGACAGACTCGCACTTTGATATTGCGCCTCACGCTAACGTACTAGCAGAGAGCGTGGAGACGTTTGACATGCCACCCGATGTAACTGGGATCGCATTTGGGAAGTCAACCTATGCCCGCTGTGGACTGCTCTGCAATTTGACGCCAGTAGAGTGCTTTGATGACCAGACAGAAGTTCTCACCCTTGTGGGGTGGAAAAAGTTTGAGGACTTAGACCCAAATGAGATTGTGGCGACACTAAACGAGGATGGCGTGCTGGAATATCATCCAATAGTAGCTCGTCAAAAGCGATGGTATAATGGAGAGATGATCGCCATTAGAGGGCGTAGCATTGATCTGTTAGTTACCCCGGAACACCAACTGTATGTGCGTAGGCAAAGTAAGTTTGACTTTGAGTTGCTTCAGGCCATGGATTTGGAGAGTTATTACGAGCTAGAATTCAAGAGGGACTCAGTTTGGCTCGGGGAAAGCCCGCAAAATTTTACGCTTTCTACCGTATCAGATAAAGGACAATCCACGACAAGACGAATAGCATTGCAGGTTTTTGATATTTTGGAAAACATCGAAGAAGCCACCACTTCTGATATTTACAAGCTCCTAGAAGAGCCCCGGCCAACACAGCGGATGTTTTCACGATTGATGGTAATCTTGACTAATTTAGGAGCCGTTGAACGCTACCGAGTTCATTCGACAGAGAATCGCTCTATTGGGGCTTCACAATTTTGGAAGTATCGGCTGATAAAAAGGATGAATGATTTTGGTCTTCTAGAGCCCATAGTCATGCCCATAGAGGCTTGGGTTAAATTCTTCGGCTTTTGGTTGGCCGAGGGGAGCGCGTATATCTCGAAGAAAGGGGATTATGTAGTTAAACTAGCATCGTTACAGACTAATACGAAACACCTAGCTAAAGAATTTCTGAAAGACCTTCCGTTTAAATGGTATGAGGGGCCACTCGGTTTCAGCACCGTTAATAAACAACTTGCTACATATCTCATGCAGTTCGGTCACTGTTCAGAGAAATACATACCGGAGGAAATTAAGAGGTTATCTCCCAATCTTTTACGTAAGTTTCTGTGGGGGTACATGCTGGGGGATGGAAATTTCGCTACATTTACAGCTTTTACTACCTCCAAGCGATTAATTGATGATTTGCAAGAAGTGGGACTTAAGATTGGGTGGCCTGCTTCCTATTGGGTCAGCGCAAGCCCAGGCAGGCCGATGCATATTAATCCCCAATACACGTCAAACTACGCTGTATTTGGAATCCGTTTCTCTAAGAATGGCACTCCGAAATGCGGCAGAGCCAAAGCCGCTTGGTCCCGAATCCCATACAATGGTTATGTATATGATGTGACTGTTCCACCGAATCATACGATTTATGTGCGTAGGAACGGAAAAGCCGTTTGGTCTGGCAACTGTAGCTGGCGCGGAAAACTGACATTGGAACTGGCAAACCTGTCTCCTCTGCCTATCAGGCTGCACGTTGGGCAGGGGATAGCACAGGTAGTGTTTTTCCGTGGCGAGAGGCCCAAGCGGACGTACCGTGAGAAGGAGGCGGGCGGTGTCTACCAGGATCAAACTGGCGTTACGTTACCACTGTGACAGAGATGGCCAAGGGCGAGGTGGATGATGTCAAAGATCAATGGAAGATGGCGCAAGCTTGATAAATGCACGTGGTACTGGGACTTCGTTGATGGGTATCCACCATACCGAGGACATAACCCTATACTACTGAGCGATGGAACTATTACAACAAATCCTCCTTTTATCGAGAAGTGCATAGAAGGCGATCCCAATGCAGTACGCGGCCCGGGATACTACGCATGGAGGCTAGGCGCTGACGACTTAGACTATACTGGTCCGTATAAGACGCTCAGAGAAGCCAAGGATGCTGCCCTGGAAGGAGTTGATATTGCCTAATGGCCGGTTACGTTCGCCGATATTGTGGTTCGGCGGCAAGGGTCATATGGTAAAGAAGCTATTACCGTTGATCCCTGAGCATAAGATATATGTTGAGGTTTTCGGTGGAGGAGCAAGTCTCCTCTTTGCTAAGGAGCCATCACCAGTCGAAGTATACAATGACCTAAATGGGGATCTGGTGAACTTCTTTCGTGTCCTACGTGATCCCAAGAAGTTCGCGGAGTTTCACCGATTGGTCTCTCTGACCCCATATAGCCGGGAGGAGTATAACCTCTGTAGAAAAACATGGGAATCATGTGAAGATGATGTTGAGCGAGCATACCGGTGGTTTATAGTAGCCCGGATGAGTTTTGGCGGAATATTTGGTAGTGCATGGGGTTATGCAGTAACAGCATCAAATAGAGGGAGGGCTTTGACAACAAGTTCCTGGCTTTCTGCTATTGATATGCTACCAGAGATCCATGAGCGTATGATGCGTGTACAAATTGAAAATGATGACTTCCGTATGATAATCCCGAGGTATGATACACCTGATACTTGCTTTTATGTTGACCCTCCATATATACTGGAAACAAGGAAATCACAGGATGTGTATAAATACGAGATGACACTTCAGGACCATCAGGATCTAGTAATGATGCTCCTGGATGTCAAGGGGTCAGTTATTCTGTCGGGATATCGCCATGATACTCATACTCCACTTGAGCTAGCTGGATGGACGAGGCATGACTTTCCTGCTGTGTGCTCGGCAGCTGCAAGGACGAGATATACTGGCATTCAAGGCAAGGGGGCACTGCTAGAGAATGCTCCCCGTATTGAGAGTGTGTGGTTGAATCCGCATGCTATAGAAATGAATCCAGCCAACACGAGACTGGAGTTTATAGAAAATAATTTTTCACCACAATGATAGTAGGAGGAAGGTGGGATGCTTGAGCTACTGATCATCGGATATTTGCTCCTATGGCCAGTCCTATGTTACAGCCTTGCCAGGGATAAGGGGCGTGATACTGGATTGGCGGTTTTATCGGGCCTGCTATTTGGAGTGTTTGCGGTGCTGTACTACGCTACGGTTTCGAGGAAAGATTGATGGGGTTGACAGCGCCGACTTGATGTCTATAATGGGGGAACGATGATATCAGAACGGGTGCGTGAGGAGGTTCTTTCCAGAGATGGCCATACCTGCCAGCTGTTCCATCGCAAGCCAGTACCAGCTACTGAGATTGCGCATGTGCGGCATCAGGGTATGGGTGGAGACTTGCCTGATAGCGAGGTCAACAATCCAGACAACCTGATCTCTGTGTGCTCGGAATGCCATCGTAAGTTGCACGGCCCTGGAACTCCATGGCAGATAGTGAGATGGAATCCAGGTGCCGTAGAATTGGAGGTGGTAGATGGCGAGGGGCGGCGGGTAGACCACGACGAGCTATGGTTCTATTGGGTGCCCAGAGTCCAGGACGCACAAAATCACCTAACGCGGGCCATGTTCGCTTCTGGCGAGATGAAGGAACAGGCGTGGAAACTAGCGGCAGAACTAGATGCGCTTGCGACCGATGATGCCTGGCGACTTATTCCAGATAGCAATGCATATAGTTTATTTGATCTTGCATCAGACTATCTCGGGCTTACATCTAGTGATGTGCGGCAATTACTCCGTGTGTATCGTTGGGCTAAAAACATTGATTGTCTTGATTGTCTACGCTCTATATCTCCAGATATAGCTGATGTGATCAGGCGAATGGATGCTGACGGATCACTGCTACAGGCCGCTAGTATGTTGCCGATCCGGGAATTGTGGGACGAGATTGATCGGCGGAAGCAAGGGCGCAAACGATTACGGAGTTTTGTGGTGACCGAAGGGCCGGTACGAGTTGTGAAGGCTTTATCTGCGGACGACGTGGAACGGAAGAGCGGAGAAAAACTGATCCGCGGTAGCTTACTTACGGGAGGGGATGATGTCTCAGATCAAGATCATTCCGGGCAAGGGTAAGAAGAGCAGTACCTCCAATGGGGGCGGAATTATCAAACAAGATGGCGGTCCGGCGTTTGCAGGAACAAATGTATACTGTGAGACAATTGATGAACAGGCACACGCGGGCGTTGCCATCAGTCGAGAGGGAATGTCACTACGCGCTTATGCGGCAATCGAGCTGCGTGTACCAGACTCTGGGATAGACTGGCTCGACAAAATGATCATACTGGCCAAAAGGGATGAGTTTGCTGAGATGGCGCTGCAGGGACTTCTCTCGAGGTACGGCCAGCATGCGATAAATGACGGCAGTGAGATGTGGGAGATCGCTGATGTGATGTTAGGGATATGGAAGAAAGATGAGTGATCCGTTCACCGCTACTGACGACGAGATTCGCATCCGCGCGGTGATGAACGAGAAGCACGGCAACCACGCGCCTGGACCATTGCTTCATGGTCTCGTACTGGCGGTAGATGCGTTTGTTGGCGAGCCAACAGATGAGGACCTGCGGCGGCTTGCATGGGACTACTGCGAGACAGTATCTATCGTGAAGGCGGTGTTCGAGATACGGCGTGAGATTCGAGCGCGCCGGGTATCGGTGAGGCCGAAGGCAAGCACGCTCAGGGAGTGGCTAGACTTTGAGGATGCTGAGATACGCGAACTATGGAAGGAGCGTAGTCTAACAGAGTCTGCGAAAGAAGTCGACTCGCGTATCGCCGCATCTCTGTCTTCAATTCCTGGCAATGTTCGGCGCGGAGTCATGAGAAGCGCCTATGCAGTGGCAACAAGGCGCATCAGAATTGGGTTGGTGATGTCACGTGACGATTACGAGTGGAGGCGCTGTGCATCCTAACGAGGAGCGGCTGCTAGAGTACCTGAGAAAGATTCGTTACGGAGAGGTCACGGTGAAGGTGCACGATGGAGTTCCGGTGGTGGTAGTGGAGAGCCAGAAGAAGATCAGCCTGACAGAGTAGAGGCCGACCGGACATACCGGAGGCCTGGACTGGGGCGATGCCCCGGCCTGGGCCTCTTTGTTTTTGTGGGGGCGACGAATGAAGTTATGGTCCTATGGTGACAAATAATGGAGGATTGTGCCATATAACAGATTGAGGGAAATGGACCTTACAGAATCGGAGCCGAGGATTAGGGCCGTAGCACAGGCTTGGGCTAGCACTCTCGCCGGTGATCCTGCTTTCGATATGGAGGACCTGTTACAGGAGCTTCGTTGGCGGTACTGGGTACACTGGAATACTTACGGTGAGCACCCAGAAACAAACAGAATCCGTGACTGGGCACGAGACGTGATGCTAGATAATGGTTACGTGCGGGAGCGTACAGATGACAACTCGCACGGTTTCTACCGTCGTCGTCCAGAGGTTGTATCTGTTGCAGACGAGGACGAGATTGATGCCATTCATTACCGGCGCACGTCGAGGTATGCACGTCCGACGTTTTCTGCTGAGACCGAGGACGAGTGACGGAGGACGAAGCTGCGCGGCAGTTGTTGTGGGAAGGGGTATCTCCCTGTCTGCGGGAGCAACTGATCGAGCTTGGACAGGCCAGGACGTTGGCGGAGCTGGCGGTCATGTGGGGATACTGTGACTCCAGTGCTGTACGTGACTACGTGCGCGGACCACTGCGTCGACGTATGGAGCGCGAGGGAGTGATGAGGCTTCTGAGGATGTGTGTCTGTGACTAGCTATGATGAGCGCGAGGAGCTTCGCCGGGCCATTGCCAACGAGATCGACTGGCTCTATAAGCGATGGACAAGCAGGGAGGAGGGCGCATGGGGAGAGATGCTGAACCAGGGGCTGTTCCTGGCGCGGGAACACGCACGACTATTTGCCGGGGAGCAGGGGGCGAACAGAGAACACCACCTACTGTACTGCACGAGGAACGTTCTGAACTTGCTCGAAGCTGCGCTGGAACGCCAAAGCGAGGTTCGTTGAGGGCGATCATCCTTGCAGGCGGCAGGGGGACTCGTCTCGCCGGATATCCGAAGTCCCTGATCCCGTTTGGGACGTGGAGGCTGATCGACATTCAGCTTGCTGCACTATCTGCAGCAGGGCTAGAGAGACCGATCGTTGTTGGCGGACCGGGCGGAGAGGAGATCGAGGGACGCGTCCCAGATGGCCATTTTATCATGACCGGACCTACGCTAACGGCGATGGGCTCTCGTGGGACGTTGATTGCCGGGCTGCGGGCTGCCGGAAGGGGGACAGATGTACTGATCGTCCACGGCGATGTTCTGTTCCATCCTGGCGTGATCAATGGCATCCTTGAGAGCGAGTCTCCGTGTTCGTGTCTCGTGCGCAGTGGGGTTGAGCACGGGAAGCCACAGGCACGGGTGGTAGACGGATGGGTAGTCGAGTTGGGAGCAGAGGGGGACTGCACCTACATGGGAATATTGCGCATGTCCGCTGAAGCGGCAGAGGACGCTCTGGCGCAGTGCAACGTGATAGATGTTGCTGATTACATGGTGGCGGTGTCGCTGATCATGAGAGAGTACCCCTGCGAGCCTGTCGAAGTAGAGAGGTATCCCATAATTGACATCGACACTCAGCAGGACTCCTTGGTGGCGCATCGTGATATCTTTCCGATGGTCAAAGGGGGGATTGGGCTCCTGTGAGGAGATTTGTCTGTGCCTCGTGTGGGCACGAGTGGGTTGATTGGGGGGCCAAGGAATCGTGCCCGGTGTGCGGCGGAGTTGGGGAGAAACAACCGCCGCGGGTGACGGTAGTCTACAAGGGGAGTGGGTTCCATGGAAAATCAAGAGGTGCCGGAGTTCCTGCAAAAGATGGCGGCTGAGTCTGCCAAACAAGCTGGGGCTGGGTTCGGGATGATGGTTGGCCTGCTAGCGGCTGGATACAAGCACCTAAGGGGAGCTGGCATGACACGCCGTGACTCTATTGAGGTGCTGCTCTCACTGATTGGATTGCTCACAGTTTCGTTGGGGGCGAAACGTGAATCGTGAAGAGCTGCCGCGGCAGGCCCACCTCCCCACCCGGCAGGTAAGGGGGCGTGTCCACATGCGCGGATGCGCCCCCTTCCTCCCTTGTTCGTGGAGAGGGGGCCAAGCATGAGCATGGTAGTCAACTCTGGAATCATTGATCTCCTATGCGTGGAAGAGTCTCAAGACTTCGAGGGACTATATATTCTACCATGGGAGGCGCATATCGGAGCGGAGGAGTTTGACGAGGCATCGTTCCTGAACTGGGTGGATTGGGTTAGGACATCAGATTTTCGTGGACGTCCGGCACGTGTTATCCTCGTCGGTGATACGTTTGAGTTCGCCACGAAGGATTCGATCGGAGACGTGTTCACGCAGAAGATGCCGCCAGAGGACCAGATGAAGTGGGCTGCAGACAAGTTGTCGATAATCTCAGACAAGGTCTACGGTGTTCTGGACGGCAATCACGAGTGGAGAGTAACGAAAAACACGTCTCTCCAGCCTGGATGGTGGCTTGCTGATAAGCTAGGTGTGCCATACTTCTCAGGCGGGCAGGCTGTTATGAAGGTGCGGCTCGGGAAAGGATATAACGGGAAACCGGTGTGCTATATTCTCCATGTTGCACATGGGTCATCTGGTGCGCGCACGAGTGGAGGAAAGCTTCTTGCTGCTCATCGGATGATAGACGTAGTGGCCAATGCAGACGTGTATATATCGGGGCACAGCCACGGCCACACGGCGGATCGTGTGGACAGGATCGTTGTTGACCCACAGAATAACACTGTGCGCAATGAAAAGCTCTACGTTGTTCTTGCTGGTTCATTCCTGAGCTATGCCGGGTATGCCAAGCGAGCGGCGATGGCTCCGCTTGGTACGGGGTGCCCGCGGATCAGGTTGGACGGAAAGAGGAAGGACGTGCACATATCTGTCTAGGAGGGAACGTGAAGAAACTTTGTGCTGCTATTCTATTGACCGGGCTTATCTGTTGCATCGGATTGGCGGCTCCGGGTCCGTTCGTTCGTGTAGAGCAGACCTGGGACACCGGACTCGTGCTCGATGTCGGTCTGGCGAGCATGTTACTTACAGAGCCAGTTGGTTCTATCAACTCGGCGGCGCTAGATGCGTATATCGGCAAGGCTGATCCTACGACGTTAGCTGGCTGGTGGACGATCGGTGCTGGTGGATGGGTCATTACAGACTACCTACCGAATGTTGACATTGGTGGTGGACTGAGGTTCCTGTGGCTGGTAAGTGACAGCACGATCCCGAACACGGCATGGGCTCCTTATGTTGAGGTTGGATGGTGGTTTGGTCCGTTCCAACTGTTTGGGCGGCTCAACTGGTTTGCACAGTTCTCAGAGGGTGCCCCTCTCGGAGCTCCGAACTTGTCGTTTGGGGCAACCCTTGACATTTGGAGGCTAACACAGTAGGGAGGGCTAGATGAGGAGACTGGGCCTGGTATTTGTAGTCGCAGCCGTGATGGTGGGCCTGAACGGCTGCGACTTCGTGGAAACGGAGCCCGGCCCCGCTGTGGCAGCAGTGCTGCGAGTGTCAATCCTATCTGATGGACGCACTGCAGTGCTCGACGCAAGAGGGTCGGTTGGCGAGGAACTTAGGTTTTTCTGGGACCTTGGAGCAGGGATGTTTGAGGGCGATCCCGTGATTCAACACAACTTCGGGATCGGCGTATTCCCCGTGCGGCTGATGGTTGCTGGTCGCGGCAGGACGATACCAGGAAATGGCGGAGAGCCAGGTGGGCCCCCTGGAACAGTGTCTGGCGGGACCGATTTAATCGAAGCATGGACATACGGTGTGGTGGACACTGCTGGCAAAAACACGCCAACTGCGATCATTTTTGTGCACGACATCGGCGGGAATCATGGTCCGGCATTCTGGGCTAGTACTCTCGTGTTCAATGGGAGCCAGTCTCGTGGAACTAGTGTGCTTACCTACCGCTGGGAGATCGTTAGGGTAGACAGTGCTGGGAACCCAACCCCGTATCGGTGGGCGAGCCAGCCAGAGTACATCGTTAGCGACAAGGACATATTCAAGGCATATCTTCCAGGTCCGACGTGTGAAGATGGAGAGCCATATTCCTACAGGTATCGCGTGACGCTTTCTGTCCGGGATGCCAACTGGCAAGAGGGGACGACGATCGTGTACATCGAAGTGAAGTAACAGAATAATGCGCCCCGCTCCGAACGTGCGAATCTCGTGTCGGAAGCCCGATGCAGAGAAGATGGCACTGTCTCTCGCGGCTGCATGGTTGCCAAAGGAGAAGGAGTGGGCAGAGCGGGTCGTGATGAGAGACTGGCCCCTGATAATACTGAAGGGGATGACGCTGCACTGGGCAGCCCATTCATCGAGCGAAGACTCCGGAGTGCTCGTTGTGGTCATTCCTTACGTCCCAGGTGGGTGGCCAATTATCGAGTGGATTGAGGGAGCCGTTGGACACAAGGTTGAGTGCAGTACAGAGTAGAGCATGGTGGTGGCTATGAGAGAAGACGAGAACGGGAACCTGATCCTTGACGACGGGACTGTTATTCCAGCAGAGGAGAGGACTAGATGCGAAATCTATTCCAGAGTGGTTGGATACATTCGCCCTGTTGAGTCGTGGAACGTCGGCAAGCAGGAGGAGTTTCGTGACCGCAAGTTCTACAAAACAACGCAAACCGTGGATTGTGGATGTGGGACGGCAGCCGGAGCAGACAGGAGCGGGGTATCACAAGGACAGGCGGATGAAGCGGGAGCGCAACCGGCTCCATAGGATGATCGAGGAGGAGCTTGCCGAGTAGTGGCGGAGCAGGGCCTAAGCGCAAGGGCTCGCGTGCAGAGCGCGAGGTCGTGAAGCTGCTCAACGATGCCGGGATGAGTGCCCGGCGCGTGCCGCTATCTGGTGCGGCAGAGGGCTACGAGGGAGACATTGCGTGCAGTGATCTCCCAGAGCCGATCGAGGTCAAGGTGGGGGCGCAGGTTCCTGTTACAGTTCTGAAGTGGCTTGATGGGAAGCGCACGCTGTTTATGCGTCGCGACCGTGGAGAGTGGATCGTGGTGATGAGGTGGAGCGACTTCCGTGAGCTAGGAGGAACAAGAGCGTGATAGTGAACTTTCTGAAGGTTATCGTGCGGTTGGGTATCCTCCCTCCGCTGTTCATGCTAGAGGAGATCCTGCGTCTCCCTGCGAACCTACTGGCGTGCCTGAACGACGCGCTGTACGAGGTGACGGCCCTTCCGCCTGAGGACTGGGCCGAGGAGGAAGACTGTGAAGGCTGTAACTAGTTTGTTTGGCGGGATCAAGGATCTTTTGCTGGGCACAGTTGCAGCTGCGGTAGTTGCTGCGCTGTGCACCGTGGCAACTGCACAGTGGGTAGTAGCGGTTGTTGTCGAGCCAGGATTCAAGCCGCTGTGCAAGATACTTCGCAAGCTACCTTCTGGTGATAAGATCATTGACTGGATCGACAAGATATTGCACCTGATCAGCGAGAAGTGGCCTCCTGAAGAGTGCTAAATGGACAATATTGGTGGGGTCTTCGAGGCGCGTATCGAGATGCTACTGGAAGACATCCTAGAGGAGCTGAAAGTGATCAACAGGAAGCTCCTTGAGGGAAAGTGAGCTGCATCGCCGGCCTTATTGCCGGAAAGCGAACCTACCTCGCTGGGGACTCCCGAGCAATGTCTGCTCTAGATCACGAGTCACTAGCGATAAAAGACGAAAAGGTCTTCATGGTCAAGGGGATGCTCGTGGGAGTAGTCGGGAGCATGAGGGCGATGCAGGTGCTCCGCTACAGGGTTCCAGAGATACTTGAGCCACTTGGTAAAACGGCTCAATGTCCTGAATATTTTGCTACAACGTTTGCTGACGCTATACGGACAGCATTCATGTCTGCTGGTAGCATGGCCAAGAACGATGACAACACCGATGGAATCTTCCTGGAGTGCCTAATTGGTGTCCGTGGGAGGCTGTTTGTGATGCAGTCAGACTATGCTGTATTCGAGCCATCCACTAACTACTGGGCCATCGGCTCTGGTAGTGGAGAGGCTCGTGGAGTGCTCTGGGTAACGAATGATAGTGATTCGACCCCAGAGGAGAGGCTCGTATGGGCGCTGGAAGCTGCTAGTCAGTTCAACGCCGGAGTAGGGCCTCCGTTCATTGTGGAATACGTATAATGGCGGCTTTGGCCAAGGCGGATACGGAGAAAACATAGAGTACCAGGAGACACATGGCAGACACACCACCAGACGGCTGGGAATCATGGGGCAAGCACGTTTTGCTAGAGCTTCAACGCCTTAGCGAAGAAGTCAAGGGCGTCCATATCGCACTCGATAGAGTAAGATCGGATATGACACAGATCGCGCAGGAAGAGAGCCTCAATACTGATTTCAGGGTGGCGTTCTGCGAATCATGGCGGAAGTACCGTGTGGCCATCGTTGGGGCGCTCGCTACGGCAGCTGCTGGTATCATTATCCAACTTGTACTGGTGGGAATGGGGGGATAGTGGCCTACGACGATCTTCCATGGGACGCTCCGATTGGTGGCGAAACGTCGCTCATGTACACCTATTTTGCTGCGTTCCGCGACATGGGGATCCATCGCAACCTTCGAGATCTGAGTAGACAGCTGGGGCTCAATGGAACGACATGGCTAGAGAAGCTATCCCGGCGCAACCACTGGACACAGCGGGCGCTCGCCTACGATGTCTACATGGACTCCAAGCGGCGCGAAGTGAACGAGGCAGCAATCCTCGAAATGAACGCGCGGCAGGCCGAGACCGGCAAGCTGATGCAGGAAAAGGCGCTGTCCGCGCTCAGGGATCAAGACCCTCGGACCATGACGCCAAACGAGCTTGCTAGGTACATTGAGGCAGGAGCGAAGCTTGAGCGAGTCGCACGCGGAGAACCGGACTCGCGTACTGCGACAGAGTCTAAGAATGACGGACCATCATGGGCTGACGTGCGCTCTGCGATCCTCAACACGCGCGTAGACAAGGCCGACAAGGAGAAAATAGGGCCCCACGTAGATGGTGGAGAAGATCCGTGGATGGACTGGCAACTGCCTGACGTTGGGCCGTACGCTGACCATGAAGATACCGGACAGACAGGACAGACGAAAACAGACGGACAAGCGCAAACAAACGGACAGGCGGGCGGATCGGAAGAAGAAGAAGACATAGCGGAGGAACCCGCCTCGACGGCGGGCCCCTCCGCATAGGCCAGGAGCTTACGCTGACTTCCGCCGTGTCCTGCGCGGGCCAACGCCGGGAGGGATGACAACAACTCGAAGTTCGGTGGGGCTCACAGGCTGCCATTCGAGCTGGCAGCCCAGCTGAAAGTAAGCATCACCGAGGGCCTTGGGAATTGCCGGATTCCAGCCACCGTCCTTTCGACGGTAGACCGGGCGGCGGTTGGCGATATAGTGCCCGCGTACTTCGGCTTCCTGCTGCTGAACATTATCCATGGCGTGCCTCCTTCTTTTCAGCTTCAACCAGCTCTGCCTCGCACTCCTGGCAGAGTTCCATGACCTCATTGTCATCTGGAGTAAGCGGGGCTCCACAGTAGCGACAGGTCAAGATTGAATCTCTCGACAGCCTATAGTCCTTCTTCATGTTTCGCCTCCTGCATCTTTCCTCCCCGACATTTATCCTCTACGGTAGGCCTCGACGTCCTGACCTCACGTCCTCGACGGTGGGGCTCGACGGTGTGGCCTCGACGGTGGGGCTCGACGGTAGGGCTCGACGGTGAGGCCTCGACGGTGAGGCCTCGACGGTGGGGCTCGACGGTGAGCGGACCCGGACCACTGGCCCCTGGCCCTGCCCCGGGCCCCTGCCCTGGCCACTGCCCCGGACCCCGGACCCCGGACCACAGGCTCACCCGTTCGGGCGGCATTCGTTACGCAATTCGCGGTATGCCTGGCCCACCGCCGAATCCTCCGCACGCAGTCCGGATGCATCGCACGCCTCACGGTACGGAAGATGCGACACAGGGCGGAGCTGGTACTTGGCCCACTCCATCACGCCATGTTCAACTCTCCGTGCCTCATGGGTGGTAACACTAGCGCGCTTCACCGTTCACCTCCACGGCCCGCCCGCCTTGCGGTCGGGGCTTATGGCCTGACGGGCGCGCGGGCATCTCACCCGCGCGGGGGATTGTTACCCCTCGCCCGTTGTGCTACACAGCGGCGGCCGCCTCTGCTAGCCTGCCGCATGGAGCCTCCGCTACTGCCTCTATAGGGGCCGGTGCCGGGCGGCCGATGCCTTCTGGTACTAGGTATCCCGCAACTATGAACCGCGGCTCATGGAGGGGGAGGGGTTCCTTGAACACCCGCCACCCGCTACAGTGGCCATCCTTGAGGTAGTACCCGCGCCCCATAGAGTATTTCTCGCGGTGCTCTATGCTCTCCTCTTCTATGCGTAGTTCAGCGCGTGCCTCTTGCCCGCCAACATTCATTACTGGTAGAGGAGCGGAACCGGCTATAAACTCTTCAGCGGCCGCGCGCGACGTGAACGGGTGGGCGTGGCCGTTGCCGCCTGGCTCGTGGGCATGATGGAACGGGGAATACTGTCCGGCCCACAATGCGTGCCCGCTATCCTTGACGTCGGTTGTTAGGAATGCCCGGACACGGAACAACCCCCTCCCGGGCCCCAAGTGCTCGGTCTTGGGGAACTTGGCCGCTGCCTTGCGCATCTCGTGGAACATATCACGGGTGCTACTGCTAAACCCGATCACAACATTGGCCACCTCGTTAATATAGAAGTGGTCGACTTGTGGGTTCGACTCGTCCACGTCGTACCCGGCCACAATCGCGGCCACCGCATCAGGTGGCGTGATCCTCGCGAACTCCTCCGACGTTAGCTCAACTAGCGCCCTCATCTTTTCCCCCTTTATGCAGCCTGACAGCTGCAGTCACGAAATGTTTCCACGTCCAGGAGCCCCCGGATAACCGATAGGTTGCAGCGCGCAGCCAACAGTTCCTCCCGCAATCGATCGGCCACGGCCGCATTCGCGCGCGCGTGCTCTAACACCACCAGGCGCCGCCTCTTTCCTGTTTCGTCGGGGTAGAATGTTCCAACGTCGGGAAGAGAGTCGCGGCATTTCGCGATACTAGGCGGCTTCGCGTCAAAGCATATCGCGAACGCACGCCCCCCCATGGCGCGTGCGATCCATGTTCGGGCGGCAATGAACCATTTCCACGTGGCCTCCATTCGTTTGTTGTTGTGTGATACTGGGATTTCGAACACAGCGCGCGCCCGATCCATCAGCCGGGCCGGTAGCGGGGGGGTGAGCCCCTCCAGAATCGCAAGCGCCTCCGCTCGGTTGTTCGCGTCGCGCTGCTTTCGCTCCTTGAGTTCCTTGCTAACATCCCAATAGTAGCTCCCGCTTCGCGGAGGATATGGGCACCACCCCATGAGGCGCGCTGCATCGTATAGTTTCGTCGCGTAGGCCTCGTACATCTTCTCTGCACGCTCAAGCGGGCTGGTGTCTATACGCTCCGCGCGCTCTGCCTTGGCAAGTTCGGCCTCAAGGTTAGCGATCCTCTCACAAAGCATACGCTCCCTCTCGGCCAGGACCTCGACCTTCGAGGGCCTCGACGGCCTGCGTTCCTTCTCGGGAACGTCAGCCCCAAGTTCGCGCGCTAGCTTGCGCGCGATATCGTCCACGCGGCCGCGCGATCTGGCGAGTGATAGGAGCTGCTCGAATGGCACAACGTAGCGCATCGCGCCGACGTCATTCAGCGGAGCCGTCGGGCGCAACACGTAGCGTGCCTTGCCAGCCTCGATGGTGGTTGAGCCGTCCTCGTTGATCACCATCGAGATGGTGGCCGACTCGTCAAATAGCTTCGTTAGCTTCGACAGTAAGGCCGCGTTGATCCCGACGGTAGCAGGGGGCCTGCTGCCGTTGAATGATACACCGACGGTGCACGGGTGGCGCGAATCTTCGAGGCGCGACAGCTTGTCGGCGATCCCCGCCGCCCGTGACAACGTGCCCGATGGTACAATCTCTGTTCGGATCATGCGTCCACCTCCGGCGCGTGGGCGTATCGCCCGGTCGCGCCATCCTGTACGGTCAACCCGTCCTCAAGGGCCCCGATGATGATGTCGACTACAAACTGATTGTCGACAGCATAGCCCCCGCCATAGCGAGCGCATCCGGGGGCCACGTGATCGGCGAGCCAGTCCCGGCCAATTGCGGTATCGGCATATAGTAACACTATGCCTCCACGGTCCAGCGATACTATATCAGCTGTTAAGACCATCTCGCCCCCCTGTTCATCTTGTCCCCCTTTGTCCGGGGGAAGGTCCGGCCTCCCCCTTGACGCTGTGATTATAGCATGCTCAGTCAACGGTGTCAAGCCTCGGGGATGGGACGTTTGTCCTCGACGGTGGGCTCGACGGTGGGTTCGACGGCAGGCTTCGACGAGGGCTCCGGTGAGCTCGACGGCAAGCTTCGACGGGGGCTCGACGGTGCGCGGCCCATGAAGGCCGCCCCTCATGGGGGTGATGGGGTGGATCCCACGAGGGGCGGCTTCATCGCATCGCTTCATTCTATGCCGCTACCGCCTTCTCGAACCAGTCCGCGGCCCGTTGGGCCACGGTGAATCCGTCTAACCCAAGGTCCGCTGAATTGGGGACCGCCTCGTCCCCCCAAACCCGCGCGGCCAGCCATAGCCCGCGCGCCGCATCATCCCAAGCCCGGGCTGGTGGGCTTCGACGGGGTGTCCCCTAGGAATAGAAGGGGGACGCCATGGCGTCCCCCTTCGCTATCTTCCCCCGTACTGTTACTGGGTGATTGTAGCAGTTATGGCACACTTAATGCGCTCTGCCGTTTCGAGCCCCTTGGGCGTTAGCGATGCGATGTTTCCAGATCGTGTGATTAATCCGGCGCGATCCAAGGCCACCATGATCGCATTAAACTCAGACAACGAGATGCCATTCATCACGGCGGCATACATGATACCCTCGGGAGCATTCCCCCCCTCATCGGCTAGCGTAGCGATGATCGACGAGATTACCACAACGTGCTCATCGGATAGTTTATTCATTGTTACCCCCTTTCGCCTAGGGGATGGTCTGGCCTTCCCCTACACGACAACATGAGAATGGGAAGCACTAGCGATGATAGGCGAGCATGATAGAGCGTGAAGTACGAGCAACGATGAGCGACGTGCAGTGAGAATAGGGGGGTGTGAGAATCGCGCATGAGAAGACGAATGAATGAAAGAGATGAGCGCGGGGTGGAACTAGGGGGATGGGCGACGGTAGGGAGGATCGCGCACGAATGAACGGGAGGATATAACGGGATGAAAAGATGGGCCCATGAAGATAGGTTGCGAGAAGGGGGTGGATGGGCGCGCGCACACAAGGGGATGGGGGCATGCCGGAAGAGGGGATAGTGCGAGGGGCGGGGATGCTGGAGAATGGTGCAATGGGGGGGTACTTGCTTTACAAAAGATACGCGAAACTTTACAAAGGATCACCCGATTCCGCAACACCCGACCCATAGCGCATCGTAGAAAGGCGCTACTTTACAAAAGAGGCCTTATGTAAAGTTGCCCCGCGGGGATCTGTGGATATCTGCCCCGCTGTAGGGCCCACAAATGCCATGGACGGTGGGGGGTACGTAGTCACTAGGGATGGGGGGGGCGAGGGCAATGTCGGGCTTGCCAGGGCCCCCCGGGTCGAAGTGTGGGGGAGGGGACCAGACGCGGGGGGGGGCGAGTTGACACCCACAAAACCATGAATCTCGTTTCCGATCTCGTTTCCCGCATATTTTTCTGCCAAATTTTTCTTGCCCCCCTACAAGCAGCCCTTTCTAGCGAAGGCACGGGATGCGGACCAGGCTATCATTCTGAGAGCCGATTCCATCCAGTCTACACAAATGGCAATCCGTTTCCACTATATTCCTACGATGCGGACTGAGCTATCACTTGCGGGGCGCGCGAAGCGACATGACTTACGGGAGGCTGAGGGGAGTGTTCATTGAACGCGAATGATTTCTTTGACTTACTCTCGGAGAATCCTGAGAGGTTTTTGGCGCTGCTGAAGAAGCTGGGTATTGAGCTATGGGATGCGCAGAAGGAAGTATACCGGGCGGCGTTCAAGTATCCTGAGGTATACGTTCGCACGGCGAATGCGACTGGGAAGACGTTTTTGTCTGGTGTGCTTGGTGTGGCGTTTCTGTTTTGTTATCGTCCATCGAAGGTCATATACATAGCGACGAAGATTGAGCAGTCGCAGCGGCAGTCGTGGATGGAGTTTTTGAGGATATACTGGAAGGTGAGGCAGTTTCTTTCGGAGGTAAGGGACGGGCCGTTGGTGCTGCCGGAACCACTGGCCCACAAACTTAACCTAGGAGACGACTGGTTTGCGACGGTGTGGGGCGGGTCGCATGCAGATCCTGAGGCATACCACGGATTTCACGGGCGAAACATGCTGATTATTATTGATGAGGCGTCGGGGATTGACGATGAGATTCGTATTGCGGTAGATAGGTGTTTGACCGGGAAGAACAACCATCTTGTGGCGCTGGGGAACCCGTTGCGGAGGGTGGGGTGGTTTTACACGGACCAGCAGAAGGATGCGAAGCACAGGAAGGTCATTCATATTTCGGCACTGGACTCTCCGAATGTTGTGGCGGGGCGTGAGGTAGTGCCCGGGCTTGTGACTGCGGAGAAGATCAAGCAGAGGAGAGAGGAGTACGGGGAGAACTCGGCGTTCTGGCAGTCGGCGGTGCTGGGGGAGTTTCCGCAGGAGGCCTCTGGGGCGCTGATCCCGTGGGATGCGATTGACGCTGCTCGTGTGCGGCATATCGAACCTGACTATGAGCGTTTGTCGATTGGGGTAGACGTGGCGAGGTACGGGTCGGACCAGTCGGTGATTGTGGTGCTTGCGGGAGACTCTGTGGCGGAGATATCGGAGCTATCGAAGCACGACACGATGTCGGTAGCGGGATGGGTGAAGGATTGTCTGCGTCGCTGGCGCGTGAAGACGGTGGCGGTGGACGAGCCCGGCTTGGGGGCTGGAGTGATTGACCGTCTTCGGGAAGAGGGGATCAACGTCATGGCGTGGCAGCCAGGTGGCGCTCCGAGGAGGAAGGAGTTGTACATGAACACCAAGGCGGAGGTAGCTGCCGATCTACGGGAGAGGTTCGTGCGAAACGGGATAGCGATACCTGATCATCCTCGGCTGACCCAGGAACTCGCGGCATGGACGTATGAGTTTATGGGGGACGGTCGAATGAAGGTAATAGACCCGAGGAAGTCTCCAGACTACGCTGACGCGCTGCTGATCGCGCACTGGGCGCAGGGGCCCACGACGCTGAAAGAGAAGATCGTGTCGGGCGGGGAGACGTACACCGCTAAGTTGGCATGGTGATTGGAGGAACGATTGGAGAATAAGGGTGAACTGACGGAAGAGATCGGACGTTCGGGCATTGAGCTGTCGGGCGGACAGTATCAACGTCCCACGATGTCGTCGGTCATCCTTTCCGATGACTACTTGACCGACTGGAACTGCGACCTTGTCGACCGGATGCTACGCGGTGATGGGCAGGTCGCAGCGATCTGGCGCGCGATCACGTTGCTTCTTCAGGGAGCGGACTGGTACGTGCAACCGGCGTCTTCGAGCGCACGCGACAAAGAAGTCGCGGAGTTTGTGGAGGAGAACCTATGGCCCCTGTGGCCTGACTTTCTGAGGCAGGCGCTGCTCCATCTTCCGTACGGGTTCATGCTGTTCGAGCCGGTATACAAGGCTGATGGCAAGCGAGTGTACTGGGACAGGCTCGCGCCTCGGATGCCATGGACAGTTGATCGCTGGGTTATGAGTGGCGGAAAGTTATCAGAGGTTATCCAGTATGCCCAGGACCCGGATACTGAGGTTTACAAATACTACAGGATCCCGGCACGGAAGATCCTGCGGTTTACAAACGACCAGCAGGGCTCGAACTTCGAGGGAATGTCGGTGTTGAGGGCAGCGTACAAGCACTACAAGATTAAGGATGCCCTGTACAAGATCGCGGCGATCTCGGCTGAGAGGTGGGGAGTGGGGACTGTAATAGGATCTCTACCACAGCATATCACCGATCCTGATAGCAGGGCCGAGTTCAAGGAGATTCTGAAGAACCTGCGGTCGAACGAAGTTGGGCACATTGTTCTTCCTCCGGGATCAGACATCGAGGCGTGCATCAAGATTCTCACGCCTGAGGGTGGACACCCGATGCTTGAGCACATCCTGGGAATGATCCGCCACCACGACGTGCTGATTGCCCGGACTGTGCTCGCAGAGTTCCTGTCCTTGGGGGAGACGAACTTTGGCTCCCGGTCGGTATCTCGTGACCAACTGGACCTATTCTACTCATCGATCGAGTCTACGGCTGCCTACATCGCGCACGTCGTGATGTTCGGGCACCCGGACGAGTGTCGCGGGCTGACCGATCTCGTGCAGATGAACTTTGGTGACGTACCAGTGCCACGCCTGGCATGGGACAAGCTGCGCAAGCAGGACATGGCACAACTCGCCAACGCGCTCGCCCAGCTGGTGCAGGTTGGCGCAGTTACCCCAACCGATGAGCTGGACTCCTGGGCACGTGGCGTGATCGGAGCCCCGCAAGAGGTTGGCCACAAGACGCTACCAACAACCGGAAAGGTCACACAAGAGCACTCACACACGAAGAAGCTGCAGGCTGGATTCTGGCGCGAACCGTTCCCATGGGAACAGCACGTTCAGTTCCAGGAGTATGTTAGTACCCACACCGACCTCGAAGATGAGTTCGTGCGAACATGGCGCGAGATCCTGGACGAGCAACTTGAACACTTGGCAGACGAGCTCGGCCCAGAACTTGATCCCGAAGACGTGAACAAACTGCGAGGCGACCTCATAGCATACCGTGCAACACTTGTTGCTGCGCTGTATGGCATCCTGTCGCGCGCGCGTCGGCATGGGCTACAATCAGTATACACAGAACTCACTCATGGGATTGGCAAATGGGACCCAGAGTGGGAGGAAGAAGACAGCATCTCGCGTGACGTGCTCATGACTCAAGCAGAGTCCGCCGCGGATTCGTTGATCGCCAAGTCCGAGAGGGCGGTACGATACTGGGCCCTGCTCGCAATCTCCACAGGCAAAGCTACGCCAGTCAGCGATCTCATACAAAAGGTGCGCGAGATGTCCGATAGAGATGCCCGGATGGAAGCCCGCGCAACAGTGAGGACGTCGTGGGAAATGGGTCGTACCATGACCGCAGACAAGTTGCAGCGATACATCATGATTGGACACTACTCAGCGATGATGGACGAGGCAACCTGCGGAGTTTGCGAGATGGAAGATGGGCGCGAGGTGCTGCCAGGTGAACATGCGACTCCGAACCCGGATTGCGAGGGCGGAGCGTCGTGCCGGTGCGTGACGATTTGGGAGCTCGTACCAGCTACTGACCTCGATGCGCTTTACGACGCATGGGGCGAGGAGTAGCGGACTACACTACCTAACACACTGGCCACCGGTCGGAGATATTTCACTTGGACAAATGTCCACTTGACAGACTATCGGTGCCGTGCTATGATGCCGCCATGAACACCGAAGGAACCGACGAGCTGGGGGAGGTGATCGCCAGGGCACGGCGCGGCAGGGCTGGGCCTGGCTTGGTATGGACCCCACCGGTCGAGGAGGCCATGGAGGCCATGGAAGCTACAATTTTCGTTATGGCATCTCGCAATCCGGCGATCTTGTCGCTGACACTCGAAGGACTCGCGTGGTCAGAGCGCCCAGAGCATACTGTCATCGTCATCATCGCGAACGATCCTGGCAATCCCGTTATCGAGGAGACACAGCGAGTAGCAGATGAGTTCGCAGCGACGCACGATGGCTTTGACGTTCGCCGCGTAGAGGTAAAGAGCATCCCAGCTGGTAGTGCACCTGCCGGCATCGACGGGAGGGGCCTCGCCTTCTATGAGTCCCAGTTGGCATACCCCTCGGATGTATGTGTAAAGCTTGACGATGACATGTTTCCGGTAGTTCGTGATTGGTTCCCGCGTCTTGTCAATACGCTCTTGACAGAACAGACAGAGATCGCAGTCGGGATGTCGAACATGAATGGTATGTGTGCCAAGGCGTTTGTGCAGGATATAGGTGCAGACTGGGATGCAATCGGAGCAGGCCGGGAGCGGATACTATATGCCGATGTAGTATCACAGCGCAAGGTATGGGAACTCACAATGCAGCACTGGGACAGAGTTGTTTCGTGGGGAGAGCGGAGCCATCCTGTTGTTAGGATTGAGGGGTTCCGTAACACGAACTCGGTAGCTATTACACGCGGGTGGCTTTCTCGTAGGACGCGGGAGGACTTTTACGTGGTTGGAGAGGACGAGCGGACGCTGAACAATCATAAACCAGAAGACTGTAAGACAGTAGTATTGGACCAGAGTTCATTGCTACTGCATTGGGGATATACACCGTGTCGGGCTTCCATCGCTTACATATGGCCTGAGTTGTGTAGGAGACTGAAGGAGTTGTGGTGCGCGTAACAATCATTCCAGGACTAGGACAAGGCAGTCGCATCCGCGAGTTCCGAAAGGACGGCAACAAGCTGCTTCTGGATGTTGCAGGGATGCCTGCTATTCTATGGCAACTTGACTTCGTTCTCCCCGATTTGTGCGTTATCGCATGCCACCCGGACCATGCTCCTGCGGTGCAGCATGTTGTTGGAACAAGTGCAATCGTGGTAAAGTACAAGGCGCACAACGAACCATGGGGCCTGGCAAAATTCATGCAGGACATTACCAGGCTAATGGATGGTGATATCGTACTGTCACTCTTGTTCTGTGACACGCTATTCATGCCTGGTACTGACTATGCTGCACTTACAATTCCTGGAACACTAGTCATAGCTGACGTAGAAGATGGTGGACGGTTTTTGAACGTGGTTGGCATAGACGAACATGGGTTTGTGACAGAATGGGCAGATCATCCATATGATGGAAAGCCAGCAAAGGCAACTGTTGGACTATATACATTACCAGTACGAGAATGGCAGCAAGCCCTTGACGCACCAGATGAAGACAATGTTGGGCAAAAGTTCATCGAGAGGGCTAAGTTTACAACGATTAGAACTGATGCGTGGTTAGACATCGGTGTACCAGAGTCATACCGGGAGACCTGTACGAGGCTAATTCAGTGCGCGTAGGAATTGTTGGTTGTGGCGTCGTTGGTGGAGCAACGGCAGTAGCAGTCGAACGTGGCGGACATACAGTTGCTAGGTTTGACCCGCCCAAGAACCTGCATGATGATATTGCGGGCTGTGATCTCATCTTCTTCTGCCTGAACACCCGCGAACCAACGCACGGTGTATTGCATGAGGCCATGGCGCAAGCCGCAACAGCGAACTCAGATGCTCTGTTTGCCATTCGGTCAACCGTTGTTCCTGGGACAACGGACTCTATATCACAGGAACTTGGTCGTCCTGTGGTGTTCGTGCCAGAGTTTCTACGAGAAGCTACCGCTGAACAAGATGCCCTGCACCCTGACAAGTTGGTTGTCGGGACGCACGATGAAGAACATGCGAGAATCGTTGCTATGGCAATGGCTGGCGTGTTCTCACCAAACATGATAACCGTAGTCAAACCAGTTGAGGCTGAGCTTGCAAAGCTTGGGCTGAATGCGCTTGCTCTGCTGAAAGTCGTTTACGCTAACGAGTTGTACGACGTGGCGCAGGCGTATGGAGCTGATTATTACGAGATATTACGCATCTTCGCACAGGATAGAAACATCAATGTTCGACACCTTGACCCATTGGCGGGAGGATATCGCGGGGCATCTGGTAAATGCCTACCAAAGGACACGGAATTCCTCATCCACTCTGCCCGAGTGAAGGGAATCACGGCTGACATACTTTCCCTGGCAGAGAGCGAGAACCGCAATATACTGGATGGATTTACGACAAAACAAGCCCATGGGGAGGGCGGAATGAAAATAGCGTACGTCAACAAGTTCTCTCACACAAAGATCGGGCATCAATACAAGTACGCTGGAATTCTCAAGTCATTGTATGGTGGAGATGAGCTGGACGATCATCATTTGTGGCTACACCGTAAGAAGGGAGTTGTTGGGCGGTCAAATGAGTCACATGTATACTTTAGCACGATGGTTGAGCTTCTCCTAAAAGAGAGACCAACTGTCGCAGTGATCCCCGGAGATACATGGCCTATGTGGCGGTACTGCTACGGTGCCGATATTCCTTACATTCTTATACAAGAGGACATCTGGTCGTTGCGGTCTGGAGAGGAGAGCAGCAATGAAAAACAGATGATCGAGAATGCACAGGCGATCATCTTCACCAGCGAAGACCATCAGGAATACTGTGCTGATCGATACTGTCTACCGCCAAGCATTGTTGTTCATCTGCGACCGCTGCGCAAGGACCTGGACTTTGAGCCCCTGCCGAAGCTGCCCGGGAAGACACTCGTGTACGCAGGGGGGCTTGTCCCGAAGTGGGAAGATCGCAATGGACTGTTTGGCTACCGGGCTTACCATGAAATCTTCACTTGTGCTATTTCAGCGGGATGGGAAGTGCATGTCTACAATCCATACATTGCTAGGGGAGGCGGGGCAGTAACGCAGCACTACAAGGAGTACAAGGAGATCGGAGTCATCCCGCACCGGGCAGTGTCGAATGACAAACTTTACCGTGAACTCTCGCAGTATACAGCTGGACTGCACGGGTACAACATGATTGGTGTGCCACAAGTGGCAGCGAACTACGTGCAAGCATGTAGACCCAACAAGTGCTGGGAGTATCTTGCTGCCGGAATACCGACTATTGGAGTATGGCCCGGTCGGTCGGGAGAAATCTTCGATGGGAAGTGGGGTACGGTGTTGAAGTTCTCCGACCTTAGCGAACTTCAGAGCGCACTGAAAGACGTATCATTCCCACCGATCACTGATGAACTCCGATTCTCGCAGACGATTGAGCAGGACACTCCACTCATTCGGGCCCTGCTTGATCCGATTCTTGGCCAGGTGGCATGAAAGCACTCGTCGTCATCGGCACGCGTCCTGAGGCCATCAAACTTGTCCCGGTGATCTGGGCACTGTTAGCCAGGGGACATGATCCGATCATATGTCTAACCGGGCAGCACCGCGAGTTGCTTGATGGTGCAATGGCGACATTTAGGATCGCATGCGACCACGACCTCGCTGTGATGACCGAGGACCAGACACCTAACGACGTTCTGGCGCTCGTCGTGCAGGGGATGTGTCCGGTCCTTAAAGAGACCGACCCCGACTGGGTGATTGTTGAGGGAGACACCACAAGCGTCGTTGGAACTGCGATGGCTGCATTTCACGCCATGGTTCCTGTATGCCATGTCGAAGCTGGTTTGCGCTCGTTTGACAAGTGGGCTCCATTCCCGGAGGAGATCAACCGGCGCCTTGTCTCAGTGCTCGCAGACCTGCACTGTGCTCCGACGCAAGAGAGTGCTGGCAATCTGTTGGGCGAGGGAGTCGATGAGAGCCGCATCGTCGTGACCGGGAACACGGCAGTGGACGCGATCCGTTGGGCGATGACAGTTGATCCACGCGAGGAATTTTATTCTCCAAGCGGAGGAATTGTCACGATAACCGCGCACCGACGCGAGAACCATGCCCATCTTACTGACATTGCCAAGGCTGTTCACTTACTGGCCCAGGCATACCCGACTGTTCGGTTCATCTGGCCCCTGCACCCGAACCCGACAGTTCGTAAACATGTGGACATAAGCGGACACAACATAGACCTGATTGAGCCTCTTGACTACGTAAGCATGGCACACTTGATCGCCAAGTCGCGCCTCGTGCTAACGGACTCTGGTGGCCTCCAGGAAGAGGCTCCAAGCCTTGGCGTCCCTGTGCTTGTCCTGCGTGACGTGACGGAGCGACCAGAGGGGATCGACCGGAGAGTGGCAAGACTAGTAGGAACTGATACGAACAACATCTTCGCGGAAGCTTCCTCTGTGTTGGATGGGACCGCGCTGTGGCCGCGCACTGACCGAGATGTGTACGGTGACGGGCATGCGGGAGAGAAGATCGTCGCTGCGCTTGAAGATCAAACCTGGGACGACTGATTATCAGCCGTGACATGAATAATTGGCATTATCCCGTGAATACAGGCTGATCTTGAGCCGCGCAACCCGAGCGCTTCGCATGATGTGGTTGGCATGCTCGTCCATCGCACGCGAGGCAGCCAGCCCGGACTTCTTCCAAGGGCAGCGATGCAAGAGGTGTGGGCGGCGGGACAAGTTCGACTTCAACGTCCCCGACGGAATATGGGCTACAGTAGTTCCACCGCACTATCGCGATCATGTGCTCTGCCTGGCCTGTTTTGACGATCTTGCATCCCAGAAGAAACAGAGGTACATACTAGGCATAGATACCCTCTATTTCGCCGGCGATGCGGCGAGTCTCGTGTTCAAAGTCAAGGGGAATGGCGAACCCTAGTTACCGACAGTTCGCGGCCTCCTTCTTGGCCTTTCACTCGTTACAGAGTTCACCCGAGGCCGGTCTTGTATGGGACTCCTCGTAGTTGCTTGTTGGCCAGTTGGAGCAGTTGGAGCAGAAATGCCAAGTGTCGGCCCCCTTTCGTTTGCGCCACGTTGATGCCATAGCTCACCTCCTTCGGTCGTATTGTAGCACCAGTCTAGCTGCTGGCACCAAACTCACTCCGCACCCCGTCCACGGTCATGAGCCAGATGTCCAGGCCACGACTCTTGGCGGTGGCGACTTCCTCGTGGGCGTCCTTTGTGAAGCTGAACGCCACGATGATCCCCTTGAGCGCGAACGTTCCGTTTCCGCGTTCGTCGGCGGCCTTACGCATCCTCTCCCCATAGCGCTCTAGCGCAGTCTCGAACTTGTCCACCTCGGGCCGTCCCACCTTGTCCTGTTGCTTGACCTGGATCGGCCACCTCTCGAAGTAGGTGTAGCCGTCAATTCCCATGTCCTTGACCTTGCGCTCACTCACCGTGCCTCCCATCACCCCGATGACCCAGTTCTGGAACTCGAATGGCTTGAGAGAGCGCAAGTCGTCGTCGGTCATGGGAAGACCGACGATCTCAACGCCTGTCGCTCCGGCTTGCTCCACTCGACGCTTCATAAGCTTGCAGGCGGTGGGGGACACATCAATCCCTATCCAGTCGCGCCCAAGGCGTTGCGCCACGGCGAGCGTAGTACCGCAGCCGCAGAATGGGTCAAGTACCAGGTGGCCGGGATTGCTACTCGCCTCAATTATCCGCTCAAGTAGAACCCGCGGCTTCTGCGTCGGATAACCGAGGCGTTCCTTGGAGTTGGGGTTGAGAATCGAGATAGGCCACCAGTCTGGCATGGGCGTTCGTGCCTGCTCCCTGGGCTCGTAAGCTGCCTTACGAACCCCCGCCTCAAACTGAGCTACCTGCTTCCGTCCTTTCCATCGCCGCATGGTCCCGGCTGAGACATCCGTGTAGAGAGCATTGAAGGTATGGCGTGAGTCTGTATTCTTCGTATAGAAGAGGATTACGTCATGGTTCCTGGCAAACTGGCCTCCGCGGGTGCTCCACTTCCGGTAGCACCATACGATCTCGTTTCTGAAGCACTTTTGCTTGGCGAACACCTCGTCTAGCATCACCTTGAGATAATGGCTTGCGTGCCAATCACAGTGCAAGTAGAGAGATCCCGCGGGTTTTAGGATGCGGTGCATCTCGAAGCAGCGAAGCCACATCCATTCGATGTAGTGGTTGATTCCCCCACTCCACCCGTCCTCAAAAGAGCGGATCTCGGCACCATCGTTCCATATCACCTCATAATGGCGGTTAGAGAAGAACGGCGGGTCCGCGTAGATGAGGTCAACGCAGCCATCGGGCATCTTGCGCATCCAGTCGAGGTTGTCCCCGCAGTAGATAACGTTGCGCAGCTTCATGTCCTCACCTCTTGCGTAGCGGCGTCCGCGAGCGGTGGAAGATCGTCCCCGTTGTGACCGAGAACTGGTAGCCGCACGCGCGGCACTGCCAGATCCGGCGCGTGGCGATCCAGTGTGGGATGTTCGTCCAGCACTTCGGACAGGTGACACCACCGGGCCAGCGCTTGCGCTGTAGGAACTCCTCGCACTTACGCTGGGTTGAGAACTGTCGTTCGAGTTCGAGGAGATTCATGTCTATCACGCTCCGGTAGGAGTATACAGATACCAGGATAATGTGTCAAGGGATAAAGCCCTGAATAATTGACAGAATGAGAACAGGAGGACTTATGGAGAACAAGAGGATCTTGGCGGAGCATACTAGGCTGGCCAGGATCGTAGACAACTGGCGTAACAACGTCAGAGGTGTTGACGTGGCCATTGATCAGGTACACGATCCTGACCGCGGAGCAGCGGGATGGATCAGGGACCTCAAGATCGGCCCGTCCACCACGAACCCCGGCAAGCAAGCCTTATTCGCCAAGGTTGAATGGACGCCACTCGGGAAGGAACTAGTCGGGGGAGGAATCTTTCGGTACATGTCTGCCGAGTTTGGGCCCCATAAGGACGCCGAGACTGGCACTGAGTACCAGGACGTACTGTATGCATCAACGCTTACGAATCGCCCATTCGTGAAGGGCCTCTCTCCTGTCACACTTGACGACGAATGGGTCGAGGTTCTGAGAGAGGGTGACTATATTCATGACACGTACGGACAGCTCTCCATTCAAGCAGACGAAGGAGACACCGGATGGATGCGCCGACTGTATAAGTTCCTGGAGTCTCGACTGAAGGCAGGGGAGCCAGCAACTCACAACGAGGATAATTATTGTACCTTTACAATTGCATTGGCAGTGAAGACAGATGATGGCAAGGAGTACCCTGCTGCCGCCTACCTCTACGTTCCTGACCCTGACAAGCCATCTACTTGGAAGCTACGGATCAAGGAGTATGTAGGAGACACTCTGAAAGTAACTCGTGAGCAACTTGGGCGGGCTGCCGCGGCGCTATCGCCAGGCGGATTCCGAGGCAATCGTGTCGAACTCCCAAGCGGGGAAGTGGCGAAGGTGAAAGCCAAGCTGCGCTCTCTGTACAGGGAAATCGGCGTGAGCGAGGATGATATCCCCGCACACATTAAGAATGAGGAGCAAGAAAGTATGGACAAGCTTATTGCTTATCTCAAAGAGCTTGGCATCGAGCTTGCGGAGGGAGATGACCCCGTTGACGCCCTGCGCGAGTACCTTGACAAGCAGAATACTACGGTAGCCACGCTGTCAGAGACGGCGATGGCAGAGGAGAAGAACAAGCGCCTACAGCTTGAGAAGGACGTTGCTGCGCTGACCGCGAAGCTCGAAGAGAGCGAGCGGACTGCGTTTCTGGACGAGATGACCCGCCAGGGCAAGCTGCTTCCGGCAGAGCGTCAGTACTTTAATGATCTGTATAAGACCAATAAGGACATTGTACGCAAGCTGCTCGGGGAGCGCACCGCGAAGGTCGATCTCGGGGAGCATGGCGTTTCAACAACTGAGACGATCCCGGTTGAGGATCGTAGGCTCGCCAAGATGGAGGAACTCATCGCTGGCGGGATGACCCCGGAGGCCGCTTACAAGCAGGCGCACCGGGACGTGCAGTAGGAGGAACATTGGCCACCGAAAATATGGTGTTGTCTACGTCGTGGCCTGCTTCGGGCGATCTGTCCAGCTACCAGTACCATGCTGTGAAGATTTCGTCAGGCGAGGTCGCACTGTGCGGAGCGAGCGATATTCCTATCGGCATCCTGCAGAATCAGCCGGATGCCGATGGAGTAGCAGCTGAAGTTGGTCTTATTGGTATTTCTAAGGCCGTGGTTGACGGTAGCACAAATGTTGCTATTGGCGACTTCCTGGCCGTAAACTCAGACGGACATCTCATCAAGACGACCACTGCATCAGATCAGGTTGTCGCCCAGGCCCTTGAGGCCGTGACGGCAGATGGGATCGTGGCTAAGGTCCTTCTTGCCCCGATGTCCACGTATAACCAGTCGTAGGGGGAACGATGGCCCAACCGACACTGAATGAAGTTCATGTTGATGCGGCGCTAAGCCGTATCTCTGTCGCGTATAAGAATCCCACCTATATCTGGAGCCAGGTAGCCCCCGTAGTCAATGTAGACAAGGAATCTGATAAGTACTACGAGTTTACTCAGGGGGATTGGTTCCGGGACGAGGCCGCGATCCGTGCCGAGGGCACGAAGGCTGCGGTATCGGGGTTCACTCTCAGCACGAATAGCTATTCTTGTGTTGAGTACGCACTGGCGACGAAGCTTCCCACCAGGACGTTGCAGAACGCGGATGCCGCGCTTGACCTTCGAGCCAGCAAGACTGCATTTGTGACGGACAAGGTACAGCTTCGCATGGAACACCAACTGGCGACCGAGATGTTCACTACTACCGTCTGGGGAACCGATAACACTACGGCGACTAACTGGGATCAATCTACTAGCACCCCATTCACGGACCTCCAGACCGCAGTTGACACGATCCGTATGGCCACAGGGCAGAAGGCGAATACCCTCGTCCTTGGAGCAACAACCTGGAGCAAGGGGCTCAAGTGGAATGCGGATCTTACCGACATCATCAAGTACACCCAGAAGGGAATTGCCACTCCAGAGCTTTTGGCGACTGCGCTGGAGTTCAAGAAGGTGCTCATCGGCTCGGCGATTTATAACACCGCTGCCGAAGGTGCCACTCCTGTTTATGCCGACATCTGGAGCGATAACGCGCTTGTCATGTACCTGCCAGATGCTCCTGGTCTTATGACCCCATCGGCCATGTACACGTTCGTATCGCGTCCGTTCCGAGTGCGTCGGTGGATGGACGATGTTGAAGAGGCTGAGTATATTGAGGCGAGCTGCATTGCTGACTTCATGCAGGTTGGCAAGGGCCTCGGATACTTCTTCTCCGACCTCATCTAAGTAGCGGGCAACGGGGGCAGGTAGTCCCTGCCCCCCTCCCTCATGGCATACATTACAGCGGCAGACGTTGAGCGCGAGATACAGTTTGACTTCACCGCCACTACGACGCCGACCGAGAGTGATATTTATACATTCATCACTCAGGTCGAAGCTGAGCTGAACGGGATACTTAGCTCCGTTGGTGTGCTTGTTCCAGTAAGCGCATCAGGATCTCCCGGCACCTATGCGATGGTGCAGCAGGCAGCGACGTGGGGCGTGTGTGCTCGTGCCATCGGAGCCTACGCTGGGCTCGTGTCGGGCGAGTCGCCGAAGGAGTCAATGTACTGGGAACGGTATCGAGACTTCTGCGAGCGCGTAGGCATGGACCCGGCGATGCTGTATGATGCAGTGTTTGACAACAGCATGAACCATGTTGTCGGGCTGGATTCTACTGACGAAAACTATCACGATCCAATCTTCAAGATGGATGATGAGTTCTAGTGCCTCTGACGCTTGAGATTCAGGTAACGGGTGAGCAGCAGATCCAGCTTATGCTGGAGAGCGTTTCTATCCGTTGCCGAGATCTCCGCCCGGCCTGGGGGCGCATTGCCCAAGATTTTGACGAACTAGAGGCCCGCCAGTTCGACACTGAGGGAGGGCTTGGTCAACGATGGCCTGCTCTCTCTCCTGCGTACGCTGCATGGAAAGCTGAGCACTACCCGGGCAAGAAGATCATGGAACTTACTGGTGCGTTGCGGATGTCTCTCGCTGAGCGTGGTCCTGGACATATTGACCGTCGTACTTCCGACACGTTGGAACTTGGTACATCAGTTACAAATGAGCGAGGAATAAACTACGGATTGATCCATCAGACGAAGGGAGTCGGCGGGAAGATCCGCAAGACGATCGTGGTCCCGGATTCTGCACAGCAGAGATGGGCTGAGATCATCAGCACCTACGTCGTTTACGGGGATATCCCACAACAAATGCAGCAGACGATGCAGAAGTTCTCTCTTTTCGGAGGGTAGATGGAGCGAGTACAGGCACTTCTCAAAAACATGCTCGAAACATACCTCCCAGACCAGCTCTCGGCACGCGAAGCGCCCGAGGGCTATCCGGTGCTCTCGCTTCCCGAACCCAAGAGGTATCTGTTCAACTTTGATGACGGGTTCACGGTCATTAGCGCTGGGGAATACCCAGCAGTGATCCTCCTCCCCGGCAGGACACGGGTAGAGTACAAATCAATCCGGGCCTACGTAGAGGACCTTCACGAGCTGGCGATTGTGTGCCTGTTACAGGACAACGACGCTGACCGGCTGCAACAGAAAAGGGCCAGGTATGCCGAAGCGATTCGCGAGGCCATCCTTGACAACTTCAAAGTAGCTGATCCGATCATCAGCGCTCAGATCACTAACATCTCCTATGATCGCACGCTGCGCGACGAGAAGACTTCAGCCTACCTGTCGAGCGTGTGGGTCATCGTCGAAGTCCGGGAGCGAGTGGCCTACTAGGAGGCTCATGTGAAGACATTTGTTTCCCGATCGGGGAAGTCACTCCCTCTGCCCGTGAAGACAGAGACAGACTGGCCTCCGGTCGTAGAGTCCACAAGTACGCCAGTGCCTGTATTTGATGTTACCATTCCAGAATCTGTCGTTGTTAGCACCGAGACAGATCAGACCGAGGAACAACTGGCACCGGAGGACAACACAACCACAACTCGGCCAAACCCGAGCTGGACGAAGCGTGAACTCATTGCCTACGCCTACGAGCATGGGATTCCATGCTCTCCTGGCGAGTGCAAGCCGAAAGTCTACGCTGAGATAACTGCTGGCATGACCAGCCAGGAGGATAATAATGGCGATTCTGGTTGAACGAACCATCGCCCTCGTCAAGTTGGAGAATACATACGGGGTAGATGCCTCCCCAGATGCCACGACAGACTTCATTGCCGTGGCCGACGTGCAGGTTAGCCCCCAGTATACGTACTTCGACCCGGCGGCGATGGATGGATCACTTTCCCCGCGAACGGGAAACGTGGGTGGGCAGCGTTCGATCGAAGTAACGTTCACCCACGAGCTTCAGCTTGATTCTAGCGGAACCCAACCTCCGTGCGGGCCGCTGATTCAGGCATGCGGGTTCGACGAGTCGAGCGGTGAGTTTACACCGGTCTCGACCGATTTCCCATCCGCGACGATCTACGTCTACTTTGACGGGTTGCTCTGGAAGATCGTTGGCGCTCGTGGGAATATGGAGGTTGTGTGTGCGGCGGGAGACGCCGTGAAGCTCAACTTCACAATGCGCGGGCTCTACGACGATCCAACAGACGCTACATTCCCTGCATCGTGGACGGACTCAGGAGGAGAGCCACTGATGGCGATGGGCGGAACGTTCGCCTGGGGAACTGAGAATCCGTGCATTGAGACCCTGAGCGTCAATATGAACAATGACCTTCAGGTTCTTGGCTGCATCGGAGACAGCTATGGTGCCCGAGAGATTGCTATCACCAACCGCAATCCAGAGGGCTCGGCGAATCCTGACATGACCACGCTGTCCGAGATGGACTGGCATACTCTGATGAACACTCCAACTCTCAGCGCGGTCACGTACACCATGACGGACGGAACAAATCACTGTACTATATCTATCCCCAAAGCACAGATCATGGAGATCGGCACCGGGTCGCGGTCGAATATCCGCTCCTGGGAGATCCCGTTCAAGTGCATCCGTGATTCCGGAGACGACGAGCTTTCTCTGACGTTCGGTTCTGGTATTTCCTAATAACCACACCGGGGGCGGGCATATGCCCGCCCCCATCACACTCTAGGTGAGGAGGAACAAGTGAAGGTAGTAGACCTGTTGGCAGAGCGGAAGTACATCCTTGAATCTGAGCGCAACCTGGACGAGACTGAACAGACTGTATTCTGGATCAAGGGGCTGCGGTATGACCTCTACATGAAGATCCAGTCTGAGCTTTCCCCGATCATCAAGATGCCTGGAAAGGCACTCGGGAAGGGTCAGGCAAACATGGACGATAGCACGGTGGAGCTTCAGCCTGGCGCCAGGCAGCGGCTTGAGTTCGAGATCCTGTCCGAGGGCCTGGTGCGCGTAGAGGGACTGAAGGGCCCGGGCGGAGAAGAGATCAAGTACCCCGGGGCCCAGGCACCCGAGGCCGTGCGCAAGGACTGGTTCGCCCGTTGGCTGCCTCCTGCGGTACGCACCGAGCTGGCCAATGCGATCACTGAGGGATCAACAGTAGACGAGGATGTAGCAAAAAACTAGCTCTGCTCGTCCACG